CAGGAACGACCTTGGCTACCAGGCATTCACGGATGTACTGACAGGGATCGAGGTGGCGGCAATCAACATAAGCAACGACAGCCAACTTGGCAACATGGCCAGGCATTTCCTGCAAGCGGAGCGTAAACGAGATACAATTTTTTCTATTCCAGGGACTAAACCAGGGGATACGCAGCATTAGCGAAACGACACATAAGCAAGATAGTTTATGCCGGGCCGTGGCGTTGGGTGAGTCTTACGGTTCTGCCTATGCGCGAATTTACGATGCACGGTCCAAACACCCACGAAAACTAGCCTGGCGCGAACTGAATAAGCCGCATGTCGCTGAACTGCTGGACAAATACCGGGAAAAGCTAAGTAAGAAGCTGGACCTTCGGGACCAGCGGATAATGGAAGAACTGGCAAGGATAGGCCTATCAACCATGCACGATTTTGTTGATATGGAAACCGGAACGCTTTTGGCTTTGCATGAAATGCCGACCCACGCTGCCGCCGCCGTTGCCGAGCTTACGCAAACCGTTATCAAGGTGGAGGGTCAGAGCCAGGTTGTCGAAATGAAGTTAAAACTGCACCCAAAACTACCGGCTTTGGTAAAGCTCGCAGAACTGAAGGGACTGAATCCGCCACCAAAAGCAAAACGCCGGACCAGGATGCGCCTGGCACAAGCGAAGGAAGGCGGTTCAGTATCCAAAACCGTCGAGGTAGAAACCACCGAGTACCAGCCCCTTGCAGAATAGCGACTATTTTTTCCAGGCAGACGAAAACGAATCTCCGCCGATAGAGCTGCCGTTCGAGTTTATACAGCGCGACTACCAGCTACCGTTATGGGGGGCAATGTTTCCGTATATTGAGGACTATGCCCCTTATGCGCCTGAGAACATTCACCCAGGCGGCGCTACCAGGATTGCAGCGGTTTGGCATCGACGAGCAGGCAAGGATAAAAATGTCGTTAATATTATTCTGTGCAAGGCAGTAGAGCGCCCAGGCCTTTACCTGTACGCATTGCCGACGGCAGAGCAAGCCCGCCTGGTTGTGTGGCAGGGCCAGGACAAGGATGGGGTCCCGTTTATATCACACTTCCCGGAACCACTGATTGCCGACACAAACGAGAGTCGGATGGAGGTGGAGCTTACAAACGGATCTATTATTAAACTGATTGGGGCCGATAACTTTGATCGAAAAATGGGCTCGAATCCTATAGGCATGGTGTTCTCCGAGTACAGCATCCAAAACCCGATGGCCTGGGATTATTTCCGCCCTATTCTTACCGAGAACGGCGGCTGGTCTATCTTTATCTACACGCCGCGCGGGCATAACCACGGGCACACTTTGTACCAAAGGTTTAAGGCCCTGGCGCTCCGGGAGGATACAAAGTTTTTTGCCCAGCTACTTAAAAACAGTGAAACCCGTGCCATATCTGCCGAGGCGATACAGATGGATCTCGATTCGGGCATGTCGGAGGAAATGGCTGCACAAGAATACGAATGCGATTTTGATGTGTTTAACGCGGGGATCTACTTCGGGCGAGGGATTCAGCGGGCCTATAATGAATACAGGATTGTGGAGTTTATCCGCCCGGATCCGAAGCGGAAGGTTTACACATTTTGGGATATTGGGATCAATGACCACACGGCTATATGGTTCGCGTCCTTCAAAGAGGACCAGGTGGATCTGCTCCATTATCATGAGGACCGGGATTTCGGGATGGAGCATTATATTAAGTACGTTCGGGATTGGGGCCAAGAGAAGGGCGTAACCTTTGGATCTCATTACGGGCCGCATGATATAGCCACACGGGACTGGTCAACAGCCAAAACGAGGGCCAGAGTGGCACAAACAGAATATGGCTTTATCTTTCAAAAAACAGACTCCGCACCCCTGGGCGATCAAATAGAGGCGGGCCGGGCTCTTTGGCCAAAGGTCCGCATGTCGGAGAGCACCTGCACCAATGGGCTATCGGCATTGTCGTCCTGGGGTAAGGAGTGGGACGCCAAGCGTAAGGTTTACCGGAACGTCCCGGCGCATGATTGGAGCTCACACGGCGCGAGCGCGTTTATGAACCTGGCGCAACAATGGCGGGAGGGCATGTTTTTAACGGCCAAACCGCAACAAGGCAAGCATCCGAACCTGGACACTTATAACCCTCTGTATGATTAAAGGACAACATGGACGAACCAAACAACAAACTGCCACCAGAGTCGTGGCATGTAATATTCAGAGGCGCAGACCGAAGCTATTGGTGGGTGAGGTTTCTGCGGCCTTCCTGGTCGCATGTGGTGCTGGTGCGGTTCGACGGTTTTAATTGGATCAAGTGCGAGCCGAATTTGGCCTATACAGAGATCAGCATATTAACTGCTGTAGAATCAGACACAATCGACACAATAGCGAGTCGCATAGGCCACACTGGAATCGAATACCTGGCGGAGCGGGCCGTTATAGGCGAAAAGCAAACGATGCGCACGCCGATGTTGTTCGCCCCGTTTACTTGTGTCGAGGTGGCGAAGTCAGTTTTAGGCATTCGGGCCTGGTGGGTTTGGACACCGTGGCAGTTGTTCAATTATATTAAGGACAAACAGCATGGGAAGTAAATTTTAATGGGCAGCGGCGGCGGCGGCAGCGGCGGGCCTAGTCCTCAACAGGTCAAATTGATGAACATGCAGATTACCGAGCTTAACAAGCTGAAGGCGGACGAGGCCCACCGGAAGCAGGCATTTGGACGGCGGCGCGGTAGATCAAGTCTAATATCGGGATCCGAGCGCGGGATAAAAGATGCGCCGGGCGGCGGGGCGGCTTCATCCGGCGGACAAACAACGAGCTACGGCGGCCAAGTTTCTGGCAGCCCTAAAAGCCTGGTGGCCTAACTATGGAAACACAGCACACAATCCCAAGCGAGCTGGGCACTGTCGAGGAATTGATCCGGCGTTTTGATAAAGCAAAGGCCCGCCGGGATCCGTGGATCGGTTTCCTAACGGAGGCCTTTCGTTATACAGCACCAAACCGCGACACGTTCAACGAACGCGAGGCGGGATCCAACAGATATAAAGATATTTATGATATGACGGCTATTGTTGCCGGTAATCATTGGGTATCGCGTGTTATCTCCCAGGTTATGCCAACGCGCCAGCAGTATGTAACGCTGCGGCCTGGGCGAATGTATAAAGGACACCCGGCGGAGGACGAGCTTACCAACGTCCTGGAAGAAGTGACCGACGACCTGTTTGCTTATGACAAACAAAGCAATTTTTCACTGGTTCTGCCCGAGGCCATGCACGACCTAAAGGTAACGACGGGGGCCTTAAAGATTGACCAGGGAACGCTTGAAGATCCTTTCCAGTGTCAGGCGCCAGCAATATCAACATTGTTTTTTGAGGAGGGCCCGCGGGGCACTATCGAAAACGTGTGGCGCAAGCCCTCTATCGAGGTTGGATTGCTTACTCGGGAATATGATGGGCTAACCTTGTCGTCAGAATTAAAAGATCAGATGGCCAACAACAAACACACCGACGCAAAAGCCAACATTATAGAGGGGACCCTGTTCGAGCCCAAGAGCGGGCGATATATTGGTCTTGTCATTTGCCGAAACAGCAAAACGCTTATGTGGTCCGAGGATTATGGCGTTGGCGAAGGCGCCAGCCCGTGGATTATTTTCCGTGGCGATAAAATGCCCGGTGAGGTAATGGGCCGTGGACCAGCCCTTGCAGCCCTGCCGAACATATTAAGCGCAAACAAGGCCGTTGAGCTTGAACTGCGGCATATGGCCTGGTCAAGTATTGGAATGTGGACCGGCGTATCGGATGGCATATTAAATCCGCAGACCGCCAGAATGATACCGGGAACAGTTTTGCCCGTGGGATCTAACAGCAACAGCAACCCAAGCCTAAGAGCCTTGCCGCCTGCCGGTAACTTTAACGTGCAGAATCTTGTCCTGGAACAGCTCCGGGAAGATATAAAGCGCACATTTTTGGCGTCGATGCGGCGCCCCGATGGGCCTGTTAAGTCTGCTACCGAGATTGCGATAGACAAGCAGGAAATGGTCGAGGACGAGTCCGCGGTTTTTGGTCGATTACAAACCGAGCTCACGGACAGAACGCTGAAGCGTAAACTGCGAATCCTGGCAAACCTGGGGCTAATGGCTAAGGTGCAGGTCGATGGGCAAGAAGTGGCCATTAAGCACACCAGCCCAATATCACGAAGTCAGGACATGGACGAGGTTAATGGATTGACGCGAATGTTTGAGATCGGAAACGCAACAATCGGCCCCGAAGCTATGGCTCTTGGCGTCCGAATGGAGGCAGTGCCGGAGTATCTTAGCCGCAAGCTGGGCGTGTCGTCTCAGTTAATGCGTTCCGAGGCAGAACGTGAGCAGATGATGCAAGGGGCGCAGGAGGCCCTGCAACAACAGCAGATGGCCGAACAGGGCGCACAGGCTGAGCAGGGCGGGGGCGAGCCTCCGCAATGAGCGAAAACAACGCAGGCATGAGCGCCAACGTGGCGTCGATGTTGATAGATAACGGCGGCCATGATCCGAGCGCGGGGCAGTCTATCCATGAAATAGACCGCGGCGACCATGACCAGGCCCTTGCTCGGGCTAACGACACCCTGGCAACATTTAGCACGGGCGTCGGGCGGAGAACATTAAACCGATTGATCCAGGCGTTTATGCTTCGCCAATTACCAGGTAGCGCCGACGAGGCGCTGATACAGTCGGGCGCGGCAAACCTTGTAAACCAAATATTGCACGATATGGAGTTTGCTCGGGCTAACGGATCAAATAACACAATCCCACCAAAGGAGTAGCACATGAAAAAATTAAATGTATCAGGCCAATGGCTTAGAGAAGAAACACCAGCAGACGGCGATCCTGGCACTACAATCTCAGAAGAACCAGGCCGCCAAACCCTGGCGCCGGAGGCCACAACAGAGGCGGCTGCACCGGGTTTTGACTATAACCCCGAGGCGTTTGGCGAGGCAGACCCAAGCACGGGGCGGCCATCAAACCTGCCGGAAAAATACTGGAATAACGAAACCAAGACAATAAACGCACCGGCCATGCTGGAGCGGCATAACACCCTGGAGAGCAAGCTAGGCTCTTTTGCAGGGGCCCCGGACGAGTACACGATCCCAGACACAATGTTTCCGGAAGGCTCTGGCATGGAGTCGGACGAAACCCTGGTGGAGCAGTTTTCCGAGATTGCAAAAAAACACAATATGAGCCAGGAACTATATGAAGAGCTCATGACTTTGCAGGTTGGCAGCCAACTCGCTGGCCTACAGAATCAGACGACGCCAGAAGATCAACGGGTAGCGGAAATTGCAAAACTAGGCGACGATGGCGAGCGGCAGATTGGTGTAATGACAACGGCATTTGAGAACAGCATTAGTGAATTGCCCGCCGCCGATAAGGAGGCTTTGCTGCAAGGGTATCGGGACGCGGTTGTGTCGGCCTCAACAGCAAAGTTTGTGCAGCATCTAATGGGAGCAGCCAAGACGGTAAACCTTCCAAACTTTAACACGCCCGCAGGCCCAGGCATGTCGAGGGACGAGCTCGACAGCATGAATGGCAAGCTGGACGAGAAAAGCGGCAAGCGCCTGGTTGAAACAGATCCGGCCTATCGCAAGCAGGTTGACCAGGCATTTAAGGATTATTACGGCGCTGGTCCAAATCGCCAGGTTATCGGATAAACCAAAAATGGCCAACGCGCCGGGGTGGCTTTAGCATTTTGTTAAAGTCATCCTAACGATTGGAGCGGAGCACCCGAAAGGGCCCGCTAAAAGATCCAGACAAGGCCCGAAAGGAGCACCGAGTCGATAAACATAATTCTTATTAACTCATTCTGGAGACATTAAAATGTCTAAATTTTTATCCGGAGCAGCTTCTCAGCAGTTTGATAGCGATGTAAAGCAGACCTATCAGGGCATGGGCGGCCTGGCTTCAACAGTAACAACCCGCGACAACGTCGTAGGATCTACTTATCACTTCCGCAAAATCGGTAAGGGCTTGGCCAACAAGAAGGGTACTTCTGAAGAAGTCTCTCCAATGGGCATTACCCATACATTGATCCCTGCGGTCCTTGAAAACTGGAACGCGCCAGAGTACACAGATATTTTTGACGCTGCGACAGTTAACTTTGACGAAAAGAGCGAGCTTGCCGAGGTATTGGCCGGTTCTATCGGACGTCGTGAGGATCAGCTCATTATTGATGCTTTGGACGCCAGCGCAACCTATGCAGGCACAGTAACCAAAGACATTGGCGGAGCTGATACAGACCACAACATCGAAAAGTGGCAGCGTACTTCTCGCTATTTAAATGATAAAGGTGTGCCTGGCTCGGGTCGTCATATTCTTATGACTGCCGCAGGCCTGGAGGCAATGCTGGGCGAGACTAAGGTGCAAAGTTCTGACTACAATACAGTTAAGGCTTTGGTAAACGGCGAAATGAATAGTTTCGTTGGCTTAATGCCGCACATCATTGAGGCTCGGGACGAGGACGGTTTGACAATTACGGCCACAATCCGAGACGGATACGCTTATCACGACAAGGCTGTAGGCCTGGCGCGTGGCATAAATATCCAGACTTCCGTGGATTGGATTCCTACTCGTACCTCTTGGTTGTGTAACGCAATCCTAAAGGCTGGGTCGGTAGTTCGTGATCCTAATGGCGTGGTAAAAATCCAGACTAAAGAAGCGTAAGCATCTTATAGCCTTATATTTATTGTTCGAGGAGAACAGCATGGCTTTTAATCGTGACTTAATGAGCAGAGCAGGCGGCGGTCCCAATGCCCCTGGTTTGTTTACATACAAAACCCAGGACGCTATTACCGTAGTGGACGCCGCCGGATACTTTGGCGGCACCACAGACGGGCAATCTATAGCGAGCACGGCACAAATTGGCGACACCATTTTCGTTACTATTGTGACCAACTTGGGCCTCAGTAATGAGGCACTGGCAGATGCGGCAATCGTTGTTGTAATTACTAACGCGGCTGGAGTGGTAGATACCACAGATCAGACTGCGGTAACAATAACTGACTCGCGTTAAACTTGTGGCTTTGGTGGCCCTCTAGGACCGGCGTCGGCGGTTAACCCCGTTGGCGCTGGTCCAATTTTTAGGATTTTTTGATGGCTTCAAAGATCAGCATAGTTTCTTCGGCGGCCCTTTTGTTGGGCTCTAAGGTCATTGTGTCAATAGATGATCCAGGCAAGGCAGCCACTACCGGGTTTGCTATGTATGAGGACATCTATAGGGAACTTCTAACAAATGTAAATCACTATTGGCGGTTTGCCAGTGCGCAGCGTTCTCTAGCGTTGCTTGCTGGCAAGCCGAACCATAAGTGGCAAAATGCCTTTCAACTCCCGTCGGATCCGAAATTATTAAAGCTCAAAGGTGTTTATCCTCGGGCTGAATATGAGATATATGAGGATAAGGTTTTCACTAATAACACCACGATGGAGGTGGATTTTATCTATAGGGTAAGCGAGGAGTATCTTCCGCCCTATTACGTTCCGGCGCTGACACATCTTTTGGCCCTTCGCATGGCCAAGCCGGTAACGGGAGTTAAGAGCGACACGGCCACGCTGCACACGGCGCTATATGGTAACGCCAGGGATAACGGCTTAATTGCGTCCGCTATCCAAGCAGACGCATCCGGAAGGCCTCCGGAAATGCCGCCAACGCCGGACATTATACTGGTCAGAGGCTAGTGGCTACAGTAAACCCGCTACAGTCCAAATTCACATCGGGAGTTTTAGACCCTCGCCTGGCGTCCAGAATGGACCTACAGCAGTATTTTAACGGGTTAAAATCAGCCAATAACATTCGTATATTAATCCAGGGCGGATTCAGTCGGCGCCCCGGCACAAAGATAATTGCAGAGATCCCAAGCGACGGGAAACTTGCGCCGTTCCAATTTAATACGGAGCAACGCTATCTTATTGCTTTTTCTGACGAGAATCTCCGCGTTTATAAGGACGGCGTGCTGCAAGCAACAAAAACCGGAGCGGGCGAAGGGGCGCCCTGGGGCACGACAAGAGCCCGAAGAATTGGTTA